CCGATAACCTGATCGAAGGACGAGAGCGCTTCAGGGTCATATCACATGAGCCTGCCTCGTGCGGCATGTCTTGCGACATACCACCACCGTGGGTGAAGCGCCCCACGCGCAACTGCGTCTCACGACGCATAGCAAACGGCACCTCGGATTTGCCTCCCGAGAGTGCTGCGTACCTGTAGGCAACGCGGAAGTCTGCGTGCCGCCCAATGTCCTTGTCCGGTATTGCACTGAACAGGACCCCATACCAAGCCGGTGTACGATACGTTTTGCATCGCATGTGCCATGGGTCGGGTAGCGTGTTATGACGGCCATCTATCGCCTCATCTGTGTTGTCCTCGAAAGGGCGCACAAACTTATTAGCAAAGGAGGGAAACCACGAAGCACACGAATGTGCTAAGAGCTCTGCCCAATGGTTGGGCAACCGTGCGAACGCATTGTGGGCACGAATCCTCTCTTGGAAATTCTCAAGAGGATCGTCCAAATACACCGGTCTAACCGGCTTGCCATCGTACCAATCTGCCCCGCATGACTCACGAAACGGTCCATGAAAAAAGGACTTATCCGTGTTTACCTCGAACCCAAAATAGTGCAGATATTCTAGCACTACAAGGGCTTCATTCTGACGCACAATTATATCATCGCCGTAAACGACAAAGTCGTCTTTGGTGTGACAGTAGGCGTGCGCAGCAGAACATATCGAGGCAAATATTAAAGTCTCTAGCGGGAAGCAGTAACCATTGCCCATGCTCACAAACCCGTGATATTTTACGGGCTCCTCACCATCATACGTCCATTCGGGCGCTCTCAGGCAATTGAGGAATGAGAACCATGCAGGCGGCAGAAGCTCACGCACCAATTCGGTGTAGATACTCCCACTCGCATTCCGCAGGTCGATCGTGCAATAGCTGTTAAGCCATCCAACTACTGAGCCCTGATAGGCTTTCCGTTGGTTTCGCGCTTGATCGGAGAGGTTATGTCCGAACTGCCTCAAGCGCTCCTTCATGTGATCATCCACAGCGAGCTGTAGGAACTGATTCATGAGAGGCTCTGACGCGATTGTGCGGTGACAATCAGCATCTTTAGGTACCAGTGCTATTTTGTTATGTTGTACGACAACCATCCGCCCTAGCATGCGCCTGTCAAATTCGACTGGATCAACGCAAATATACTCACGCCGGTCTAACATCTCCGGATGTGGTACAAAACTAGAGTCGTGCTTGACCTCATAAACCTTGGTCAAGCCGAGCAGCTCCCAGAACATCGGGTACTGTTTTGCAGCGGATAGCACGTAAGGAATTGCAGCGGGCGTGACAGTCCATTCCTCCGCCAAGAGTTTTCTGGCAAAGTTAGTAAACTGTCCGCTCACACCAACTGCGGCTCCCGGTCCCCATCGGCACTTGTCGAAGATTTTTCCTAAAGGAGGTGTTTCACCCAATACACGTTTGATGTAATCTCTCATGCGCGCAACGTGTGCGCTGGGATCAAGCCCGAGTCCTGCTGTCCCTCCAACAATTACGTTGTATGGTAGGCATGTTGGCTTCGGTGCTAGTCCTTCGGTCCCCAAACGGCGGCGCCATAACAGCGCATTTAAGTGTCGGTTGCGTCTCTCACCACGGCGGAACTTTGCCATGGCGTTCTGAGAGCAGACCGTATCATTACCGTTGAAGGGATATTTCTTAACAAATGCGGCGATTTGTGAGTTGATGACTTGCTCATCGTAGCTGCTATACGTCTGTTGCAGCAACTCACGGGCTAGAAACACAGCCTGCTCAGGGGCAGCGGAATTAACCACTGCATAAACAGACTTCGCGGCTTCCCACCCGGGGACATTCACAACATTAGAAAGGAGAGATCGTAAAGCTTTCAGACCTCGCCCCCTATGAGCTTCGTTAAACTGCTTAATTTGGCAGAACAGCTCGCTACTTTCGTCTTTGGCCGAGTAGGCTAGAGGGAGTTGACCCGTGACGACACGCTTGTTTTTGTGTTGCATTGTGATCTCCATAAAAGATGATCAGAGTTGTGGAGCAGATCTACCGCCGTAGTGAAACCACTACGGCGATAGCGAGCGCACCGATGGCTAGGATGATATTCCCTAGTTCATCGAATACAAAGGCATGGGCAGCAATTGCGTCCATGCCAATCAGCCGTTAGGCTGGCTCGTCTTGAGGGCAGTCTTGAACGCCGCGGAAGCGACGTAAGCGCCCAGATCTGCAACCAGCGCGTCGGTGTCAGCATCTGCGATGCCTACGGGACGAGCAATGTTGATGTCCACCGTGCTGTTGCCAGTTGCCGTTTTCGCACCCGTGAGGGTATGAGTACGAGTCAGCTTGAGTTGAAAGCGGACAAGTCCGCTAAACAAAGCTGTCGGCTTAGCCGGAGTAATCTTCTGCAGGAGGCGGTCAACCACCGAGGTGGTATTAGCCGGGCCTTGGAAGCGGACAGAGTTCGTATCCCACCCGTCGGCGACGTACGATTTCGCGTTGACAATAAGTGCCATTTGCATTCCTAAACAAAGGAGGTTGAATTGTAGGAACTACCCTAGTATTTTGGATAATCCCCGGATGTTGCGGCCGCGCAGCTGTTGCCTTAATAGCGCCGTAGCGTCTAAGAGGCGTAGATCCCTTGTAAACTTCATAGGATCCGCGCGGACGACTAACTTCAGTTGTTGCGTGAGCTGAGCAGGTATACGGCGTTTTTCAACTACCGTTGACTGCACTATCCCGTTACATGGTCTTTCAACCACATAAATGGAGCTCGGATACGCACTACCTGTGCACTGCCATGTGGTGGAGATTTCCTCCTGAATCACATAACAGCCACCAAGGTTACGCAGAGCCGGGTCAGCTTGGGCTCCTAGGGCCGCGAAGAAGTCATTCACGTTTATCACCCAGTTTAGTACGAAGGAGAACCGCACCAGATCTATAGCAGCCTCTGGAACAGCAGCAAGAGACACTCCAGCATTTCGGAGCATATCCATCCTCACCTCCCACAACGACATTGCACGTACCTGCAAGCTGTGATGCCTGCTGATCGTTATATAGTCGCGATAGGAGGGCCCATCGTACTGCTCTACGTTCTCTACGGCGCTCTCAGCGACGAAGGATTTTCCCCGGCTTGTTAGCCGGACATCCTCTTTGGAATCGTAGGTCCCTTTAATTGCTTTGAGTACTCCCAACGTGTCCATAATTAATGGACGCACCCCGAAGCGCATTGCCAACCACGTTTCTGTGGCTGAGCGCTCAAGGGCTCGGAGGTTGCTGGCACTAAGCCGCTTTGCTGATTGAAGCTCCGTCAGATGACGGGTTAAACCTACGTCTCGATTGAGGCGTTTGAAAAGGTTGCTCCAGTTGCGCAATAAATCGGGAACCAAGCGTTTAGTCTTGTCCATCTCTGCAAGTGTTACAAGCAGGGAGGCTTCGGACGGAGGACGAATGGCCTTAGTGCATGCTTCAGCTACGGCGCGGTCGACAGGCAATGTGGCTAGTCTTTTGGGATAAACTCCACTGGACAGCCGCCTTTTATCTTCCGTTGTAGCACCACCGACTCTTGCGAGCAGGTAGTCGCCGTTGTACCCATACCTCTGCCCGGCAAACTGAGCAGGACTGATTTGTCGCGTAATCGGGCTTACGCTCGACGACTTCATCTCAATCCTTGTGCTGTTCATCGGGTTAAATATCACTTCCCCGGAGGAAACGCGTTTTTGAAAATTCGCTTGCACCACGTCGGTCATGACTTCCTGCTTCCCTTGCGGGCAGAGGAACATTGCTGAATCGCTATAATTAGCAAAGGGGCCAGCGCCCCAAGTGCCATAGCGACCAGAGGCTTCTAGCTCATCGCGGGTGCGAACCCGGATGCGCTTATCCTTTTTCAATGCTGTCATGCGTGGTACTCCTTGTGAGTGGTTGGTGACAGAGGCAGTTGCAATAGCATGGCACGGGATAGGTTCTCAATCTACCCCGTGTATTGAGAGATAAAGCGCCTGATGACGAGTCTCCCTTTTCAGGGCGGCAAGTCTTCAGCGCCTCCATGCTGGTAACCTAATGGATCAGGTTACCTCAGCCAGGAAGCAAATCTGGCTGTTTCGGACCCCCCTCGGGG